TAGAAAAGCATCAAGGTAAGGAATATTTGGTTGTTCCCGTAACGATGATGGTGGAGGGCGTTCATAATGGTAGTCACGGTGAAGTACTTCACCCCATAGATGAATTAGGGAAAGTGGAAGCCGCTTGGAATGGTATTCCCGTGGTCATAGACCACCCAACAAATGAAGATGGTCAATTTATATCCGCTAATAGTCCGGGAGTAATCGACACCCGAATGGTAGGCCGGGTATACAACACCCATGTGGAAGGTAATCGACTAAAGGCGGAAGCCTGGTTAGACCCAGATAAGCTAAACGAAATATCAGAATCAGCCGCAGAATCAATAAAAAATAATGAAATACTTGAAGTTTCAGTTGGGGTATTTACGGAGGATGAATCCGTAACAGGAGACTGGAATGGTGAACAATACAGTGCAATAGCAAGAAATCACAAACCAGACCACCTCGCTCTCTTGCCCGGAGGGGTTGGTGCGTGTTCAGTGGCGGACGGCTGCGGCATTCGTGCTAATCAAAAGAAAGGAGGAACAAATGTGGACTTGTTAGAAGCAAGGCGTTTAATAAATGAACAAGGATTTTCCGTTCATTCTATTAATGCGAATAAAGGGGATAGTTTTAATGAAATCATGCAAGCTATTCGTACTGCTTTATACTCAATGGATAAAGAAGGCATTTACCATTATGTAGAGGATGTTTTTGATGATTCTTACATTTATGAAAAGTCTACCAAGACCGGACGTAAAATGTATAGTCAAAAATACTTATATGATGATGGTGTTGTAACAGATGTTGGGGAACCTACTGAAGTTACTAAAAAAGTCGATATAGAGTATGAGCCAGTAAGTAATGTTGTTACTTTATCAAGAACAAAATTTAAACAAAAGGAGGCTAATAAAATGTCAAAGGAAAATTGTGGGCAGTGTATGGAAAAAGTGATTGCGATAATTAATAGCAACGCAACACGTTTCACTGCCGAAGACAGAGAATGGCTATTGACCCAAGAGGAGGCCGTGTTGGATAAATTGTTACCCGCTGAGGAAAAAGCCCCAGTGGTTAATAGTGCACCAGCGCCCGCACCAGTTCAAGCATTATCTGAAGAGGATAAAGCCATTTTAGAGTATGGTAGGAAGCAAATGAAGGCTAATCGGGAAAGACTGGTTCAAGGAATCCAAGCAAATACCCCGAAAGAAGTTTGGCCAGATGAAACTCTTGCCACTATGAGTGAGGACAACTTGGAAAGGCTTTTAAAATCAGTCCAAAAAGAAAATGTTGGTAATTATTCATTGAATGGTGGTGGTTCTACTATTCAGAATAATGGGGGTTCTGAACAAGAGCCACTTTTACCAACTGGTTTTTAATTGATAAACGAAAGGAGGATAAAAAATGATTAATACTATTAAAGTAAAAAAATACTCTGATATAATTGAAGAGTACGCCGCAGTGGCTGCGATTACCCCTGGAATGCTTGTAGAGCTAACCAGTGCCGGTAAGGTTCAGAAACATTCCACCGCGGGGGGTAATGCCATACCAATGATCGCTCTGGAAGATGAGTTACAGGGAAAAGGGATTGCCGATGCTTATATAGCCAATGACCAAGTTCAGGTTTGGGTATCAGGGCGTGGGGATGTTGCCTTAATGCTTTTAAATGATGGGCAAAATGTCGCCATTGGTGATTTACTAATGTCTGCTGGTAATGGTATGGTGACTAAGTACGTTGCTGAAAGTTGGGAATCTAATGACGCACAACAAGCAAATACTTTGTACCCTAATCTTATAATTGGTCAAGCATTGGAAGCCCAAGACCTATCAACTTTGGAAGGTTCTGAATCTTCTTTAGAAGAAAACAGTCAGTACATTAAAGTGCGTATTTGGTAATTAAAGAAAAAAGGAGGTAAAAATAATGGAACCAAATGTTGATTTACTTGGCGTGAACGGATTAGCCCAAGGAGAGGTTGCTGGACAACTTATTGCGAATGGTCGCTTGAACGTAGGTTCAATGCGCCCTTTTATTGGAAATGATGGTCATGTTTACATGACTACGTATCGAGGAGGGAATCCAAAAGATGTAAAAAGTTATTCCACAATTCGCTTAAACACGAATGCAACCCTCAGAAGGGATGAGTGGAAACAACTGGATGATGCTATTTTGGAAATTTCTCGAACCCGTTTAGGGGGGGTTGACGATTTAATTTCAAAGAATCTTACGTACAACCTGGGGAATGCGATGGGTACTACTGTTTTGGAATGGCACGATGTTTCTGATGCGATGGAAGCCAGTCTGTCTATGGATGGGGTAAGCCGTGGTAATGGGGATAGGCCAAAATTCCAACACAATTACTTACCGATTCCAATTATTCATGTGGATTATGAAATCAATGCCCGTGTATTAGCGGCTTCCCGTAGTTTGGGAAATCCCTTAGACACGACCAGCGCGGAAAGAGCCGCAAGAAAAGTGAGTGAAAAACTGGAATCAATGTTGTTCACCAACACTACGTACTCTTTTGGGGAAAAGGACAGTCGTAATGCGAATTCAATTTATTCGTACGTGAACCACCCAGACCGTAACACAGTTTCTATTGGTACTCATTGGGATGATTTGGATTTTGATAGTGATGGGGCTACCGGTGGGGCGGCTATTGTTGATCAAGTGCTATCTATGAAACAAGCCAGCATTAATGCTCTACATTATGGTCCATGGCAACTTTATATCCCAACTGGGTATGAAACTGTTTTGGATAAGGATTATGATAAAACCACGCCAGGGACAACCATTCGCGAACGTATTTTGAAGATTTCTGGCATCCAAGGGATAAAAGTAATCGACACCCTTGCTGCTAACAACGTTCTATTAGTTCAAATGACTTCGGATGTTGTTCGTTTAGTTCGTGGTATGGGTTTGACCAACGTAGAATGGGAAACTGAAGGAAAATTTATTACCAAATACAAGGTATTGACAATTCAAGTTCCGCAGATACGTTCTGATCAAAACGGTAAATCTGGTATTGTGCATTTAGCATAAAAAATAAAATCACTAATCAAGTGATTAATTTAAAATTTAAAATAAAAAATGGAACGTACTAATAAAAAAGTTGATAATATTCAACGTTGGAAAAAGATAGGTGGTGGCTCTTTGCGTCTTGGGAATCGAATTATAAAACCGGGTCAAATTTTTACAGCAGCCCCCGAAGATATTCCAGAAACATTTCGTGATGTGATTATCCCTGTGGATATGGTAGAAATGAATACCAGTCCAGAACCTAAAAGAGTAGTAAATAAGTACACAATAGTTCCAATAAAATCAGAAGATGAATTGGAGAGCGGTGATGAAATATTGTATAATATTATTGATGGGAAAGGAAAAGTCATCAACGAAAAAGCATTGGACGAAAAAACAGCAAAAAAACTACTCAAATCTATTGAATAATGGTTTGGGATATTCCAAAATTATGGGATGGTGGAGATGTTTTTATTTTAGGGGGTGGCCCAAGTGTCCCCCCTCAATTTGGAATCCCAGAATCTTTAGTTCAAAAAGTAAGAGAGGGGAAACAACCACCATCGGTATACTCAAATTATATGAGTAAATTACACGATAAACATGTAATTGGAATAAATGTAGCCTATATGATTGGGGATTGGATAGATATTTTATTTTTCGGAGACCATAGTTTCTTTTTAAATCATCGAAGTAAATTATCAGAGTTTCCAGGGATCATTATTTCGAGTAATCCTGGAATTGATAAATACGGTTGGATTAAGCATACCCCAAAAGATGCTAATAAAAATATGGGGATTAGTGAAATTAAAAATAAAATTAGTTGGAATTTTAATAGCGGCGCCGCGGCTATCAATTTAGCATACCATTTAGGGGCTAAAAGAATTATTCTTTTAGGGTTTGATATGTGTTTAACTGAAGGAAATCAACATTGGCATGATTTATACGGGCGGGGGGATAGACTTAAAAAAGACCCTCGAAAATTACCTTTTGATAGACATTTACGCGGGTTTAATCCAATTGAAAAAGATGCAAAGCGATTGGGTGTTGAAATTCTTAACGCCAGTCATTTGAGCGTTATCCCAAATTTTAAGAAAATACACATTAATGATGTTTTATGAATATAATCAAAGTATATGGTGGTTTAGGCAATCAATTATTCCAATATGCTTTTGGTAGAGCGAAACAAGAAAAAGGCTTACAAGTAGCGTTTAATATTGATTGGTATAAAAAAGAACGAGGGGTGCCACGTCCTTATTGCTTAAATAAATTTAATACTGATGTAAATATTGCCGATTTTAATAAAAGTCGGGTATTTGTTGAAAAAGGACTTTCAAAAACCGCCGTAATGGCTGATGGTTTTAGTTTTCAAGGATATTGGCAAAGTCCTTTATACTTTGATTTTATTCGAGATAAATTAATTAATGAAATAAAATTAAAAGACACTTTCAAAAATCAGTATGGGTTAGATTTAGAAAAAGAAATAAAAAATACCAATTCGGTATGCCTCCATGTTCGCAGGGGGGATTATTTAAACCACCCAAATCATTTAGTTTTACCATTAGGTTATTATAAAACGGCAATTGACATCATGTTAGATTTAAAACAAGATTGTCAATTTTTTGTTTTTAGTGAGGACATAGTTTGGACAAGTCAAAATTTGCCATCTGGGTTCCATCATATAAACGGGGAGGCTTGTATCGATTTCGAATTAATGAAATTATGTAAACATCATATTATTGCTAATAGCACTTATAGCTGGTGGGCGGCATATTTAAGTAATTATAAAAACAAATTAGTCATAGCCCCACAAAAATGGGCAAAACACGATAAAGACCAAGACGCAATAAATCAAAAACAATTAATTCCAGAAAATTGGTTAAAAATTTAAAATTATGTTTGACGTATTAATTACTTGCGGTTCTAAGGATTTTAATAAACTACCACATTGTGTGGAATCTATTAAAAAGAACATTAATGGGTTTAATGTTATTTATGTTGTCTCTAATGTAGTTTATACAGAGAAAGCAATCCCAGGAGTTACGTATGTATTAGACGATGCGGTGATGGATTTTTCGTTTTTGAAATTAACTGGGAATAATACCCACCGTAAAGGATGGTACAAACAACAATTTATTAAACTATTCCAAACTTTTACAAATGATGACTATTTAGTGGTAGATGCGGATGTTTATTTTAATAAACCGATTAGTATATTGGAAAATGAGAAGCCTACATTTTTACTGGGTCAAAATCAATTTCACGAACCTTATTTTCAATTAATGAAAAAGGTTTTCGGAATAACTAAAGTTTTCCAACATAGTTTTATCAATGAGGTGATGTATTTTAAACGAGAGTACGTAAATGAGTTGATTAAATTATCCGGGATGGATAAATCCGTTTTGTATACTAAAATAGTAGAAACCATTAATGAGATTGACCACCCTTCAGGATTTTCGGAATTTGAAACGTATGGTAATTTTATTATATCTTACTACCCAGAGTCCTATAATGTACGATGTGTAAAAGCGATTGGCAAAGCAAAAAAAGGAGTGTGGACGAATGTAGAAATAGTAGAAAATATAAACAAAATGACAAATGGGGATTTTGATTTATTTTCTATGCATAGTTGGATGAACGAAGAAAAATAAAGAATATGAATTTAGTTTTATTTCATAGCGGGGAGTTACCCAAGTACATACGATATACATTGTACCAGATACGTTTGTTTAATAAACCTGAAGATTTAACCATTTATTTTTTAACTAATTCATATAATATTAGTAATGGTTTATTCAATGCATATTCTGTAAATGTTGTAGATTTAAAAGATTATCATTCTGACAAAATAACCCAATTTGAGGAGTGTTTCCCCCATAGTAAATCGGAGTTTTGGACTATTACGGCAACCCGTTTATTTTATATCGAAAATTTTATCAAAAAAGAAGCTTTCCAGGATGTTTACATATTTGAAAATGATGTTTTAGTATACTACGAATTTAAAAAACTACACCATTTGTTCCAAAATACATATTCTAAAATGGCTATAACCAGAGGTGGCGCGGATAAATGTATGACTGGGTTTATGTATATAAATAAAGTAGAATCATTATCGTTAATGACTGATTTTTTTATACGTCTTTTACATAAGTATTCTGCTGAAGCAATTAAACGTAGTTTTCGTGTGGGTATGATACATGAAATGGCTTTAATGTTTATATTTAGTACGCAGTATAGTGATGAATTAGATATATTACCAACGATGCCTTTTGGGCCGTGTCAAAAAAATATTGAAATATTCAATTCTTTGTTTGACCCGGCATCATGGGGGCAATATGTTGGGGGGTGTGCCGATGGTATTCCAGGGGCTAAACCTACTGACCATTATATTGGGCAAATGTTGATTGACAATCCGGAATATGATGTGGTATGGCGCATTGATTCTGAAAATAGAAAAATCCCATATTTTAGTTATGACAATGCGGAAATAAAAATAAATAATCTTCATATTCATTCAAAAAAGTTATCTAAATATATAAGCTAATGAAATCTACTTATTTACAAAAATGTTTTACAGACCATATCGATAAAAAGTCAATAAAGACTATTGTGGAATGTGGGAGCCGGGACGCCATTGATGCTATTGGTTTGTTTCATTATTATAACCCATCTATTGTTTATGCTTTTGAAGCAAACCCGGAAAGTATAGAGATTTGTAGAAAAAATACAGAGGATGAAGACCAAATCAAAATTGAGCCGTTTGCCGTGTATGATAAAAATGGGATAATCCCATTTTATGCAACCGACATGGAATTGTCCGATGACAAAAATATTGGGGCATCCTCTGTTTTATTTCATAGAGATCAAAAAGAATACATCCAAAAAGAAATTCAAGTGAATGCCATTCGTTTAGATAACTTTATGGAAACGGAGCGTATACGTAAAATTGATTTATTATGTATGGACTTACAAGGGGCTGAATTAATAGCGTTAAACGGATTAGGGGTGCGGATAAAAGATATTCATTATATTATCGCGGAAGTTAGTTTTCAATCTTATTATAAAAACGATATTTTAGAACCTGCTTTTACCCAATATTTAAAGGATTGTGGATTTTGCCGAATATGTTTTGATTCCAATGTTTCTAAATTTCAGAAAACTGGATTTTGTAATGCTTTATATGTAAATAAAACTTGGTAATATGGATTTTATAAAAGGGGAACAATTCCCAAAGATAGCCGATATGGTTTATGCCCCAAATGCTAATTATGACTGTAATAAATTAGGGAATACTTTTTGTTTACGTTCTTTAGAGGATGGTGATGTGGTTTATTGTCATACGATGTACGTTAAACAATTGTTTGAAGAACTTAAAAAAACAGATAAAAAAATTATATTAATATCCCATAATTGCGATACAAATGTTGATTATTCATTTGAAATCCCGGAAAATATAATACATTGGTTTTCTCAAAATGTAGATTTAGAACATCCAGCACTGGAATCTATCCCAATTGGCTTAGAAAATTCTAAATGGTTTCCAGAATTAGATAAACCCGGAAAAATACTAAGTAAGAGCAAGGAAAAAAAGGACATTAAAAATTTATGTTATATCAATCATAATATTTCCACTAATGTAAAAGAACGGATTAAGCCGTACCAATTACTGGATGGGATGGATTGGATGACTATCCATAAAGGACATAACGGATATTGTTTTGATAGGTACATAAATGAAATATATTCTCATAAATTTATGATTTGTCCCGATGGTAATGGCATTGATACGCATCGGGTTTGGGAATGTCTTTATTTAGGGACTATTCCAATCCAAAAGCGGGGAATTAATAATCAATTTTATATTGATTTACCGATTTGTTTTATAGATGATTGGGACGAAGTTACCAAATATTTTTTAAACAGTGAGTATGAGCGTATTACACATACGGTTTGGAATATGGATAAATTAAATTTTAATTATTGGAAAACTAAAATATTGAGTTATGCCTAAAGTTGGAGTTATTGCAGATTTGACATACGAAAGACATCACTTGTTTAGTAGCTATTATTCTGCAATCAGCAATATATACAACCAAGTACCTGTAAAAGTATTATCCGCCGATGATTTAAAAGGAGTGGAAATATTATTCATTGGTGATGACCATTATGGAGGCCATAAAAGTATATGGACTAATCCGTATTTTCAATTTTATTGCAATGTGAATAACATAAAAGTTGTTGTCTTGACAAATGAAAAAATATTAGGTTCTTTTTTTCCTTGGAATGAAAGTAATTTAGGGCTATTGGAAGGATTTCATAATTTGTATCATTACGCGAATGATGTGGATGATTGCCGAACATTGGGTTTAAAATTGAATAGAACGGCACCATCATGTAATGTTAAAAATTATTTAGACCAACAATATGATATTCGTAATTTAAAAAAAATAAATGGTATTCTTTTCATAGGACAAACCAGATGTCCTAAAAATTCATATAAAGAACGGAATGAATTATTGGAAAATTTAAAAAAACACATACCAGTAAAAATCATAGATTCAACTATACAAAGTTGGGATGAGTACATTTTATTGTTAGCTTCTTATCGTTTTATTTTAAGTCCTATTGGAAATGGTAATTTTTTCCCTATGCGTTTCTATGAAGCCTTGATGGTTGGTTCTATACCACTTCATCAAGTTCGATTAAATACGCTGGATACATACGATATTGAAAAAGGATTTAAGGATTGTATTTATTTTGAGACCATAGAAGATTTGCTTCCAAAAGTAGAAAATTGTGAGAATTTTAATAGCTACAATGAATTGTATATGGAAGATACTTTGAGAATTTTATTAAATCAAGATAAACTATTATAAAATGGAACTTAATTCAAAAATTTTAGTAACTGGTTCGAAAGGAATGGCTGGGGCAGCAATTGTAAGAAAGTTAAAATCTTTAGGTTATTCCAAAGTATCTGAAATAGATAAGCATAATTGTAACTTACTCAATGGAACATGGGTAGATGTGATGTTTTCTAAATGTAAATTTGATTATGTTTTTCATGTAGCAGCTAAAGTAGGAGGGATACATGCCAATGACGTCCAATCAGGTGATTTTATTTATGAAAATCTAATGATGCAGTGCAACGTCATTGAGGCTTCAAAAAAATACAAAGTTAAAAAATTAGTTTTTTGTGGTTCCGCTTGTATTTACCCTAAGTATGCTAAACAACCAATCGCTGAAACTGAATTATTATCTGGCTATTTAGAAAAAACAAATAAAGCCTATGCCATAGCAAAAATTGCAGGTATTGAAATGTGTCAGGCTTATCGTAAACAATATGGATGTAATTTCATTTCTGCGATGCCCACCAATTTATATGGGCCAGGGGATAATTTTAGTATAGAAGATTCGCACGTATTGCCTGCTTTATTGCGGCGTTTTTATGAAAGCCAAAAACATAATTATACGATTCCCCCTATTTGGGGAACGGGGAACGCTAAACGGGAATTGTTATATGTGGATGATTTGGCAGATGCTTTGGTTTTTTTAATGTCAAATTATAATGAGGCCGAACCCATTAATATTGGAACTGGAAAAGATATATCTATTATTGATTTAGTTTATTTGATTAAAAAAATAACAGGGGTTGGTGATGAAATTTTATTTGATATGTCATACCCGGATGGAGTGCCCGAAAGGCGTTTAGACGTAACTAAAATTAACAATTTAGGATGGTTCGCCCCTACGGACATAACAACGGGGATTACTAAAACATGGGAATGGTTTTTAAAAAATTATGAAAATGCAAGAAAATAAACAAAAAACAATCGTATTAGTCTTACGTTCTGGCGGGGATTTTTCTATGTCTGATGTATTGTTGATCGCAAAACACATCCATTTAAAATGGGTTTCTGAAATAAAACCAAAAATTATTTGTTTATACGATAAAGTGGATGATGTTATAAATTTAGGCAATATTGAATTACACCCATTAGGGAATAACAACCCGAGAGTATGGTGTAAAATTGCTTTATTTTCCCCAGAAATGGAAAAGTATAGGCCGTTTTTATTTATTGATTTAGATACGGCCATTATTGCTTCCGTAGAAAAAATATTTGATTTGGTGGAAAATAAAAATCAATTCATTACTTTGGAAGATTTTTGGCAACCTGGGGAACTTTCTTCAGGTGTGTTATGGATTCCCGCAAATTCCAATAAAATTAAAAAAATATGGGATTCTTTTACCCCTGATTTAATAAAAGGTTTTCGCATGGATATGTATATTAGAAAATGTGTAAAAGCTGATAATTATTGGCAAAAATTGACATCGGGAGTATATGATTTTAAGAAAAACGTAAAATTTAATAAATTTTTAGTAACTTTACCTGAAAATTCAGAATTAGTTTGCTTTCATGGCAAACCAAGAATACCAGAAGCCCAAAATATTCCTTGGGTGAAAGATTACGTAAATATTTAAAATAATGGATGTAACGGTAATAATTCCATATAAAAAGGATAGAGGGTGGTTGAAAGAAGCTGTGGCGAGTGTTCCGGCAAATGTTCAATTGATTTTATCCCAAGGCGATGGGAACTGGCCTCAGAACTTCAATAAAGCCCTCCCACAAGCTACTGGGAAATATATAAAATATTTACATGAAGATGATATTTTAGCCTCACAATGTATTGAAAATAGCATCCTTACTATGGAACTTTCTGGAGCTGATTTCATTCATGGGGATGTTATGGAATTTGGAAATATTTCCAGCCGGTTTAAAACCTCAGCAAATAAACATCCAACATTGATGGATTTATTAAATAAAAATACCATATTTAGTCCCACGTTAATGTACAAAAGAGAAATATTTGATATAATAGGGGGATTTAATGAATCTAAAGATGTTTACTCATTTGAGGAATTTGAATTTAATTTACGGGTGTTGAAAGCAGGTTTTAAGATAGGTTATTGCAACAATGTTTTAGCTTTTTACCGTAGACACCCAAATCAAATAATCCGTACTGTGGATATAAAACAAAGAACTGAAAACCGTCAAAAATTAGTTAATTCATATAAATGATAAGTAAAAGCCCTATATTAATTACAGGATGCCCACGAAGTGGGGTTGATATTATTTCGGAGGTTTTTCAAATATGTGGGGCATTCGCTGGCGGTATCCAAAAAAGAAGTTTATACAGTTGTTCAAATCATTTTAAAATTGGGGCTTTAGTTTCTGAATATTTTGATTTTATTGGGATGGATAATAAAGCCCAATACCCATTACCAAAGACAAAAGACGTGCCCGTGATAACCTCATGGCGAAAACGAATTGAAAATATTATAAATGAAGAGGGGTATGTTAAAGATAATTGGATGGTTCAAGATTCAAGAACCTGTTTAATATGGCCTGTTTGGAATCATGCGTATCCAACAGCAAAATGGATTTTAGTTCGCAGACGAACTGGGGATATTGTTAAATCATGTTTACAAACGCATTATATGTCTGCTTTTAAAAATAAAGAAAATATAAAAGCAATTGGAATGGAAAATGAAGCAGATGCTTGGGTTTGGTGGGTAAAACAATATGAAAAAAAGTTTGTAGAAATGATTGAAGCCGGGTTAAATTGTAAAATCATTTGGCCGGAAAGAATTAAAGATGGGGACTATTCTCAAGTGTATGAAGTACTGGAATGGTGCGGACTACCTTGGAAAACAGAAATAGTTGATAAATTACAACCTATATTTGGTGATTATTCTAAAAAATAAAAGATATGGCACGCGTAACAGCAACAGAGGTAAAAGCAATAATGGATGGGGTAACTTTAGCAGATTCTATTGTTGATTCATATATTATCAGTGCAAATACATTAGTTAATAGTGCTTTAGGGACTGCCGAAACTGATTTACTGAAAGAAATTGAACGGTGGACAACCGCCCATTTAATAGCAATAACACGGGAACGACAAGCGGTTAAAGAAGGGGCTGGTGGGGCTTCCATCGAATACGCGGGCAAATTTGGGGAGGGTTTAAAAAGCACCAGTTTTGGGCAGACTGTTTTGGTTTTAGATACTTCTGGGAAAATGGCGGCTTTAGGGGGAAAATCAGCAGAAATTTATGCTGTAAAATCTTTTAGTTAATGGGCATACAAAAATTCATAGAAAAAGTTTGCGTTCAAACCGCAGTATATTGGGGGGTTCCTACTGAGGATGGTCGGGGTGGAAAAACGTATGCTGATGGTATAGAAATACAATGTCGTTGGGATTCCGTAACCCAAAAGAAAATGGATTTAGGTACGATAAAAGACGGCAATGTTTATTCTTCAATGACTAAAGTTTTAGTAACACAAGATTTAGAATTAGACGGATATTTATATTTAGGGACTATTGCGGACTTAAATGCTTTGGGTTTAAATTCAATGATTAGTGATTTTCGTCCGAATGAAGTAGAAGGGGCGTATGTAATCAAAAAGATTGAAAAAATACCAATGATTAAGAAAACTGATGTGTTTGTACGAACAGTATACGTATAATGTCAAAAAAAGAAATAGAAGGGCTGGCAAATGTAATGGCAAATCTCAATAAAGAGATAAATGCTATTAAAGGACGGACAATGGGGGGTTTGCTTGAAGGTGCTGTTATTATTCGTTATGATATGGATAAAACAGAACCAAAAATTCCAATAGATACTGGCAATTTAAGAGCGTCTTGGTTTACCAGCCCGCTTAAAAAATTAAGTACAATAGCTTTACTGATTGGCTTTTCCGCTAATTATGCTATTTTTGTACATGAGTTAGTGGATAAGGTTGGAAAGTTAGTTAAATGGAATAGGCCAGGGTCCGGGCCAAAGTTTTTTGAAGCCTCTATAAAAAGAAATACGAAACAAGTTTTAGAAGCTATTCAAAGAAATGCAAAAATACCAAAATGAATGCAGTAAGTGAAGATATAAAAGACATGTTGTTAGCAGATAGCGAATTGGCTTTTTGTTTTGCTACTGATTTATTCACATCAAGGGAACCGGCTAAACCAGATAATTGTATTACTATTTTTGATACGCCTGGGATGGCTCCTCAATTAGCTTTTACAAATCAAGGATATGAATATCCCTCGTTTCAAATCCGAGTAAGAAATACACGTTTTGAAAACGCATGGGAAATCGCCGAAAGAATAAAGACCGTATTACATGGCCGGGCAAATGAGACATGGAACGGCACTTTGTACACTGTTATTTATTGTACCAATGGTCCAGTACAACTGGATTGGGACGAAAATAATAATGTTCGTTTAATTATTAATTTTAATGCACAAAGGAGGTAAACAATGTCAAGTAATGCAGTTTCTGGCGTTGGAACTTTGTTCAGACGATGGGATACAACGACTTCAGCATGGGTAAATATTGCGGAAATCAATGACATCACTGGACCAGGGAAAACAAGAGCAACAATCGATGTTACTTCATTAGATTCTACAGGCGGGTATCGTGAATTTATAGCAGGTTTCCGTGATGCGGGGACTGTTGTTTTAAAAATGAACTTTACCCGGGCTACGTATGATATAATGAATAACGATTTTGAGTCCGATGTAATTCAAAATTACGAAATCGTTTTACCGGATGCGGAAAACACCACATTCGAGTTTGAAGGATTAGTAACTGAATTACCACTCACTATTCCTGCTGGGGATAAAATAACAGCAGATGCAACAATCAAAATCAGTGGACAAGTAACCATTAATAGTGGAGCAAGTTCGGGTTTATAAAATTACTTACTCTAATCAAGAGTATTTCAATATCAATTAAAATTTAAAATTATGGGACTTTTAGACAGAAAAACAATGCTAATCAGGCAAAAATTAGGTATAGAAAAGGTTGATTTAGGTGAGGATGAATTTGTATATGTCCGCCAAATGACTGGGCGGGAAAGGGATATTTTTGAACAGTCATTGGTGAAAGAAATTCGTGATGGTGATGGGAAAATAGAACGATATGAACGTTCAATGGAAGATTTCAGAGCAAAATTAGTAGTTTGTGTGGTTTGTGATGAAAATGGGGATTTGCTTTTGAAACCGGAGGATTACCCTTTACTGAGTCAAAGTATGTCTGCAAAAAGACTTGAAAAAATTGTGGAGGCCGCACAAACGATTAATAAAATATCGGATGATGATAAAAAAGCTTTAGTAAAAAACTCAGAAGCCGGCCAAGACGACAATTCCAATTCCGGCTCTGTCGAGAGTTAGGGGTCATTCATCCTGATTTTTTACTTGACCGTTTAACGGCGCAGCAATTAGATGAATGGGAAGCGTTTGATAAAATTGACCCGATTGGAACTTGGCGGGATGATTACAGAATGGCCTATTTAGCTTCTTTGATTACGAATATTGTAAATAGTTTATATGGGAGTAAATCTAAAACAAAACCAACCACCCCTTTAGATTTTATGCCAGATTGGAACATAGAGGCAAAAAAACCAAAGAAAAAAAGTGTTGAAGATTTAAAAAAGATATTAATGGGGATGGTCTCAGCAAATAATGCAAAATATAAGAATAGTAAACCACCTGTAAATAATAGAAAATGAATATAGGGGAATTAACGGCCACATTAGGTGTAGATACGACTGGATTGGACAAAGCTGAAAAAAGAATGTCCGAATTTGGTAAAAAAGCATCTTTGTATGTGTCTACTCCTAT